TCTTCGTGCAACTGACCCAGTTCAGTCTTGAGATGTTGACTAACAGCTTGACTCATTTTTTGCGCAGATTCTTTTACAAATCTTGCTTTGAGACCTTGAAGTTGACCACGAGCTTCACGTACCAAGCGGACTTTTGTTTCCACTACATCACGTTTGTCTTGGGTAAATTCTTGGATCTCACGAGCCAGGGCATGCACCATGAAGCTTTCTAGTTTTTCTAGTCCTTCACTGTGCATTTTGCGGTCTTTACGTAACTCTCCAATTTCTTCAGATAATTTTGTTACCATAAAGTTGTTGAACTTGGTGGCATTTTCTTTCATCTTGCTCTGGAACTTCACGCGGTCTTCCCGCATTGCCATTTTCTCCTGAGCAAACTCTTCGAGTTCACCAGTGAGTCTATCTGTTAACATATTGTCTAAGGCTTCTACCATCACTGTCTTGTCGTGCTCATAGCGTTGCGCAAACTCTTCACGTAGTTCTGCTCTGACCTGTTCACGTGCTTCTGTCAGTTTAGATTCCCAAGCTTCGTTGAGTTCTTGACTGACATCTTCATTGATTAGGCCGCTATCTAGCAATGGCTTGATTGCATCTAGCATGCTTTACTCCTTAATTTTGAGATCCCGAATTAGGCGTTTTACTTCCTGCGTCAGGTATCTCTGTACCTTGCTGTCATGCCCTGCTTCTCTGGCAATTTCCAACACTTTATGACCATACTTCATATTACGAAGTCCTTCATAAATTGCTTTGGGATATGCATTTGGAGCACTAGGCTGAGCAACAATATCTACAGTGACTATTTCAAAGTCACTGACTTGTCCGTTGCCGTCGTTCACGTTGCCGGAACCACGACTCGAAACGCCGAGTTTCACACCCGAATCCAGCATGGTTTTTACCAGCTGGCCCATAGGTGTAGGTAATATTCTTAACTTACCATAACCAGCAGGTCCATCCATCCACATTTTGTCGATGCAATGACTGACTCTGTCAAGATTGATTTTCAAATCTTCTGGGTGATCTACTTCGCCCAGTACAGAGTAGCCTTCATGCACTTGTTTGTTGACAGATTCAACTGCTCTAGAAATTTCTTGCACAGGATACACACGTTCGTTGGCGTTGCGAACTCCGCCTTCGATACATACACCTTCCATGTACAGTGTTTTGCCACCGTGAACATCATCTTCAACCAAGACACGAATCTTGGCCTGATTGAAGTTGAGATGTTCTTGTAGGTAACGCATTGTCAATTAGCCTCTACGTCCACCAGGCAATGGGCTCTTGGTGTTTACACCAGTAGCTTGTGCTGTGTGCGGTTTGGTAGCTGCTTTGGGGGCTTGAGTAGACTGGCTTGGGCTGTTGCCAACTTTACCAATCATGTCTTTGGCTGTGGGAGCTGTGCGACCTTGTGCAGTGTCACCAGTCATACGCACAGGCTTGCTGGCCATACCAGCTGCACCGCTGTTGAATGCAACAGGTCCTGATTTGCCGTCGCCTTCTTCTTGAGTGGTTGTTTTTGGGTGAACTTGCTTGAGGGTGATGTTTTCCATCATGCCTTCAGTTTCGTATTCATCGTCGTCCATGGCACCCATGTCGTCGGAACCCATCATGTCAGCTGCATCGCCGTCTTGGCCACCCATCATGTTTTCAAACTCGGCCATCAACTGGTCCAGTTTGTCTTCGAGATTCATGACATCGTCTTTGCTAGCAGGCTCGTCTCCGCCCATATCGCTGCCCATATCGTCAGAGCCCATGTCGCTGTCCATGTCGTCAGAGCCCATGTCCATTTCTTCGTCGTCTTCGCCTTCGTGCATGCCGGTTTCTTCAGCTTCAACACCCCTGATAAGATTTTCAGTTTGGCTGCCGCCCATTTCGTCACCTTCGTCCATGTCTGTGTCAACTTCAGTGGGTTCTTCACCCATGGCATTGTCTTCGTCAAGATCTTCCTCTTGCATGAGGTTTTCATAGATCTGGCGGCTCTTTTCCACAACGATTTGGTGGAAAAGTTCTTTGGCTTTGGCGTCTTCATCATTGATGACGTATTCGATCAGTTGTTCGAAATGATTTTTGCTCATTAAAATAGCTCCTGTTAAGATATTCGGTCATTTTACCACCCGGCAAAATGTATATCTATATTTACAATCTTGGAGAAAAATATGCTGTTTATGACAGTTTTTCTGTCAATTAAGACAGCTTTATTACGCTGGAGGAGCAGCAGGAGGTGCGTATTGAGTTCTGATGTCTTTGAGCTTCTCATTGTACTCAAAGGTTCGGGTGTCATTCATTTTTCGCAGTTTGTTCAACTGCTTGAGAGTGAGCTTGGTTTTTCTAAGTTGCCCAATATGAGGTTGGGTGTTATCTGCTGCAACATCCTGATAGGCAGCAGGGGACTTGTGATAAAGCTCATTGAGAATCATACAGATATTTATGCTGCTGGAGCAACTGCTGCGCCTGCGCCTGGAGGCTGTGCTGCTGGCGTGGTACCAATGGTACCGCCAGGTGCTGCTGCACCTTCTGCACCTTGAGGTGTGATGTTGGCCATTTCTTGACCCATGGCAACGTCACTTTCAATACCTGCTGGAGTGATTCCCACAGCACGTAGATCCTGTCCTTGAGAAGTTGTGAGTTCAGGGGTTGCACGTTCTTCTTTCCACATCTTGTCATTTTTCTGGATCTCGTCCTGTGATAAGCCCAGAAAGCGTTCTAGCATGAAACGTTTGCTCATGTAGGGCAAAGGTTCCAGACTGGCAAATGCTGTGATTCTTGTGTTGTCCAGTTCGCTCTGGCGATAGCTGGCAAAGTTCTGCGGCGGATTAAACTTGATCTGGAACAGGCCCGCATCAATATTGAAGCCTCTCCAGCGCATGAACATCTTGAATTCATCATCCAGTTTCTGCATGATCAAGGCCTGTAGCCGCTCGCAATACTGGTTGAATCTGTACTCTTGTATCAAGGCTGTGCCTATTTTGCCGTCTTGCATGGTACGATCTGAGTCGTCTGGACCAGTGGGTAGATAGCTGCTAGGCACACGCAGACCGCGGGCCATCTTGTTGTTGAAGTACTTTAAATCGTCGATTTCGCCGAGATTTTGTCCTCCGGGCAGCACATCTACACTGCTTCCGCGACCGTTTTCTCCCACTGGAAAGAAGAAATCTTCATTGATACTCAGTGGATTATAGCTGCTATCCATGATGTTTTGACCGCCACCGCCGTATGTGGGAATACGTCTTTGATGCATTTCATTCTTCACACGTTCCACAAAGCTCATGGCCATGTGGCTGGGCATGTTGCCCACGTCAATCTTGAACACTCGTCGCTCAGGCGCACGTTGCACACGATAGATCAACATGGCATCTTCCAGCAGTTCTTTCTGCTTGAATACCTTGAAGATGTTTTCCAAGATTGATTTACCAAAAGGCCAGAACACATCCAGTCCTTCGTTCAGGCTCATGTGCACCACGTGCTTGGCATCAATACAGGTTTCGTTTACTGCACGGCTAAATCTAGAAGCACCACTCAGTGCTGAGTTTGGTGCTGTGTAGCCGCCGCCTTGCATGGCAGGGCCACCGGATCCACCGCCACCTGAAGAAGGGTTAACCATGAAGTCTGTGGTGGTTTTTGCTGCCACAGTCAGGTTCTGAAAGTTGGGATTGATGTCACGAATAATGTACTGTTCAGGACGCTTGCCTTCATTTTCGTTCACAATCACACGCACTACCTTGCTCATGTCCACCCACATCATCTCAAATGTTTCTGGATCACGAACAAATATCTGGTCACCGTACTTGAGGGTGTTGCGGAACAGTTTGAAGATGCGTTGATCCAATCGATTCAGCTTGACCCATTGTTGTAACTGCTTGCGAATAATTTCTATTTCGTGATCTGTGGGATCATCGTTGTAGGTCACTTCAAACGGCGTGTCGTTTTGTTCATTCAGCTGTGTGCTAAACTCAGAGATAATGTCTAAACATGCATTGACTTCGGAATCTGAATCCATGTTTTCGTACTGATTGTAACGTTCAATACGATTGGGATGGCCCGAATACACTTCGGGCAGTCGGCTGGCATAGTTACGAAAACTGAAATCAGTTTCAGAAGAATTGGTAGTGCGGCCATCATTTTTGGGATAGCCCGGCAGGCCCTGTTCCTTGTTGCCAGAGATAGGGCTCATCTGTCCAGAAAGATCAGCGACTTTGAAATACTTACGCCATGTCATTTAGAAATCCATTCTTGATTGCATCACACGTTGAATCACAACGTAGTATGTTATTTACCGCTATTGTCTTGCAGCCTGAAGTAACTTGCCATTCTGGGACAAGCTCTTTCTGCTGAGGTCAATCAGCTCTTCCAGGCTGGCCTGTTGTGATCTGTTGCTTTGTAACAGTTCATTCAGGCTGGTGATCAACATTCCCGAATCAGTGGTATTAGCTGACGACGCTGGTGTTGTTGCCGGTCCAGTAGGAGTAGTATCACCCACAGAGCTCGGCAATGTAGAGTTAGGTCCTGTGTACTGACCGTTACCTAGCTTGTTTTTTTCAATTATGCTGGCCATAAAAGAACTGGTATCAACTTGTGTTTTTGCTGGCGTGGCTGCTTGCACCGGTGTTGCTTTTGCTGGACCGGCTGTTTGATTGGCTTTTTGAGATTTTTCAAGTATTTTTGCCATAACCCCAGGATCGGCTCCTTCTCGAGCAAGTTTTGCTGGATCATTGAGTTGGTCAAACGATTTTATAAACCCCGAAAACATATCTGCTGGTTTATTGAATTTGTTAATTGTTCCTTGATTTTGTTTGATTATTTCTGGATCAATTATGTTGCCTTGTGAGCCAACTCCTGGTGCAGTGCTACCACGTCCGGGAGTATTTCTTATTCCGGTTTTGTCTCCTGTGCCAGGCAATCTTGTTACACCTGCCTGCAGAGCACCAGTAAACTTTTCTAGAGCAGTGGTTGCTGGTCGGACCCCAACTTGTACCATGCTGTTCATGCCACGAGTAATTTCCTGTTGACTTTGACGTATGGATACCTGATTGGCAACCGAAGCTTCGGTCTCTTTGGTCATCTTTTTTTGTTCAGCTTCTGCAGCAGCTCGTCTTTCTTCAGCAGTACCTTTGAGATTTTCAGCTGCTATCATTTCACTAACCGGCAATAGTATAGTATTACCAGCTGCTTTGATAGTTCCACCAAACTGATCCATTCCTTGTTTGGCTCCAGCTTTGAGTGAGTCCATGGCCTGATTGGCACTAGTTCCCATGCCTTTGGCTGCTTCATTATAGGCCTCTGGCGCAGTCCGCATGAGTTTAAGGCCTTCTTCGGTTGTGGCTCCAAAGCCAGCAAACGTTGCCATGAACCCTTTTCTGGTTTCACCAGATGTTTGTTTTAATATCTTATCTTCTTCGGCTAACTGTTTGGCTGCTGCTAGCCCTTCTTCGCCACCGCGTTGTACTGCTTGTTGCAATTCTCTCTGATGTATAGCATAACGTTCGTTGTTTATTCTTTCTTCTTGCTCTTTTTGCATAGACTCTGCTGATTTACCAGTGAGCTTGGTCATTATGTCCATCTCTCTGATATATGCAGCGGCACCTGCTGTTAATTCTGCGTTGGTTTTTCCTTGAGCTGCACCTGCTTGAGTTTGGACTCTTAAATATCCAGCCATGCCTTTGTTGATGCTGTCAACGCTCATGCCCAGGCGTTCAAATTCAGTTTGAATACCTGATCTTTGAATTCCTTCGGCCACCCCTGCAAACTGTTTAACACCTTGCTGCACTGTGCCGCCAAATGCAGCAAGACTTTCAGAACTTTGTGCTAGTAGTGCGCCAAATTTGGGTAGCTCTTCTATGCTGTACCCAAATTTCTGCATGTTGTCAAATACACCTTGCATACCGGAACTTCCGGCAGCACCTATTGTACTGATATCTTGATAACTCTTGAACAGCGCATCACTTTGTTTAAAGATGGCTGTGGTTACTCCACCTGTTGCTGTAGCCAATCCCCCAAGAATTTTGCCAGCAGTACCAGACTCGCCTGTTAGAGTGCTTAACGCTTTTGCTCCAGCACTAACCATACCACTGTATGCACTCATTCCTTGAGCGCCAGCATTCATGGACCCTACAAAATTACCCATGCCCCCAACCACGGTGCCGGCTGCACTGTCAACGTTGCCAAAAGATTTACTGACTTTGTCAGCTTTTCCTGTTAAGATATCATTGACAGCAGTGGCTTTGGCAAGGCTATCTGTTAGTTCTGCAATTTTTTGTGCTGCTGCTTCATCCATGGCCATAGTATATCCTTGTAATTTTATCTCGAGGAGATTTTGTCATAATTATATTTATCGAGGAAACTTATGCTACCAAACAACCCTTTAACCCAGTATTTTCGCCAACCTGCTATCTACATCCGATTGCCGTCGGGTGGAAAATTCTATCCGCCAGGAACCCTGCAAATGCCGCCCAACAACGAATTACCAGTGTTGCCCATGACCAGTGTGGATGAAATCACCTATCGTACACCAGATGCCTTGTTCAATGGTACTGCCACAGTCAACGTGATCAAGAGCTGTGTTCCCAGTATCCGTGATCCCTGGGTTATGCCCAGCACAGACATTGATGCTGTGCTAGTGGGCATTAGAATTGCCAGTTACGGACACGAAATGGAAATTGGAACCACTTGTCCAGCCTGCAACGAAGCAGATGAAATTTCTGTGGATCTTAGACGAGTCAACGACATGATAAGTGCGGGCAACTATGACCAAGTGTTAAACATGGGTGATCTAGAAATCTACTTCAAGCCCATAACTTATCGTACTGTGAATCTAAACAATCAAGTGCAACTGGAACAGCAACAGGCCATGCAGTTGATCAACAGTGATGTTGATGACAAAATCAAACTTGAACAGTTAAACAAAAGCATGGCAGTGATCAATGATACCACGCTGAACACAGTTGCACAAAGTATTGCTGCAATCAAAACGCCGCAGGCCATGGTAACAGAAACTGAGTTTATTGTGGATTTTTTACGCAACTGTGACAGCAAAAAATTTAATCAGCTGAGAGATCATGTGATTGGTCTCAAACAGGCCAGCGAAGTAAAACCTCTGGATCTGACTTGCAAAGAATGCAATCACAAATACAATCAAACATTTACGCTGGATCTATCAAGTTTTTTCGAAGACGCCTCCTAACCTCTAGTCCTGAACAAATCAACGATCTAGTTGAGGGTATGGAAAAAGACTGTCAGCAGATCCGTCAGGAGGCATTGAAAATGAGTTGGTTCATGCGCGGTGGGTTGACATACGATCAAGCCATGACATTGGCTCTCAATGAACGAAATCTCATTGGCGAACTTATCAAAGACAATTTAGAAACAACAAAGAAAAGTGGTTTGCCATTCTTCTAATAGTAAACATCACTTGAGATATGTTTCAACTGTTAGATACAAATCTCTAATGCTTCAAGATACACTTCGTGTATCTATGTGTTTCGCTATCGCTCACACATTGTTTTTAAAGCGAAGCTGAACTAAGTATCATCCAGATTATGTGGTCATAATTCACCGTATGCACGGTGAATTGAATGCATCATCCGAGTGACAGCAGTCATCTACGATAATGAGATTGTAGTTTCCTACGCGGAGGCGGTTGACCGGTACCCCCTACTCAAGCTTCACATATCAACGGAACCCTAGTAACCCGATCAAGATCCAAGTCCTATAAGCTGGGGTTGTATC